GCCTGAGGCGCGCGCGCGACGCCAGAGCCGTCTGGCTGTTGAAGCCGCCGTACTCGACGTCGCAGTCGGCCCTCGTATCACCGCCCGAGTCGTGCCACTCTGTCCGACATGACCCGTATCGCACTAGCACTCATCGCCGTCCTCGCGCTCGCAGGATGCTCAAGCGCACCAGCACCAGCACCAGCAGCGCAGACCACCGTGAATCCCAGCAACGAGGCCGCATACCTCACCGTCATGGACGCACTTCCAGCCGCGAACCCTCGCCCCGACCATGCCGCGCTGATCGAGCTCGCACACGACGTGTGCACCCTGCTCGACGAAGGACAGACACCCGACCAGATAGCAGCAACCCTGCTCACCACGGGCGTGGCTAACGAGGCAGGCACTCGCATCATCCTGCGAGCCAGCGTCGTGACCTACTGCCCCACACACGAGGACGTCGTACCCGCACGGCAGTAACCTCCTCCACCTCCTCCACCGAAAGGAATCACCATGCCATCCAACACCTGGCACGTGGAAACAAACTCAATCAACGGTGACCCCGGCACTCGCGCTGAGTCTGACGTTCATCCCAGCCTCAACGACCGCGACGTCTGGGAGTTCCGCGTGGGCGAAGAGATAACCCTGCTGGTTCCCAACCACTGCGTGACCTACATCAAGCGCATCAGGTAAGGGACGGCCGTGGCGTGGGATCAGAAGCGACGCACGCCAGCCGACTACATCGACCCACACAAGCAGCAACGTGTCCTCACTGCACACGGCTACGTGTGCTGGCTATGCGGACACGGGCAAGCAGAGCAGGTCGACCACGTCATCGCCTGGGCAGAGTGGACACGCACCGATCTGTCAGTGCACGACGCGAGCAACCTACGACCCGCCCACGGCACGCCGTGCCCCACATGCGGACGCGACTGCCACGCAGACAAGAGCAAGGCAGAGGCAGCACGAGGCAGAGCAGCCGGCTACGCCAGACGGGCAGCACGAGGCAGGCGGCCTGCCGAGAAGCACCCCGGTGCCATCTGATATACCACCCCACGCATAAGGGGTGGGGAGGGTACCCTTACCTCAAGGAGGCCCGGGCGATGCTGGTTAGCGCCAGCCATTCAGCCCGGGTTTCAACGTTTCGACCTACCCACCTCACGCATACCGCACCATCGGCCCCTGGCGGGTCGTTCCGACCCTGGAGGTCAATCATGGGCACACGAGGACCGGTTCCGAAGCGCGCAGCCGACCGCATGGGACACCGCGCGAAGGTGACCAAGCCTGCCGCTGCCGAGCAGATCACGAAGGCGCCGGCGGCCAAGAGCGTCACCGCTCCGGTCGCTGACGAGGCGTGGCACAAGGTGGCTCGGACTTGGTATGACTCCTTGGCGCTGTCTGGTCAGAGCCGCTGGTATGAGCCTTCCGATTGGGCGACGGCGTTCCTGATCGCGGAGTCGATCTCGCGGGATCTGTCCCCGCAGGTGGTGGGCTTCACCGAGAAGGAAGGCGCCATCACGGCGACCATCCCGCTAAGGGGTGCGAGCCTGTCGGCGTACCTCAAGGCGATGTCGTCGCTGCTGGTCACCGAAGGGGATCGTCGGCGGTCGCGGGTGGAGCTGGAGCGGGGCGCGGCTGTCGATGCCGACGAAGAGGCGTCGGTGACGGCGTTGGCTGACTTCCAGAGCAAGCTCCGTGGCGCGTGAGGTTGGCCCGCTCGACCGTCTAGTCACTCTCCCGTCTGATCTGCCTGCGCTGACGCTCGGGTGGGAAGCGGTCGCGTTCGGGACGAAGTATCTGAGGCAGCCGAATGGGCCTAACGCCGGCCAGCGTTGGCAGCCGACGATGTCACAGGTCCGGTTCCTGCTGCACTGGTATGGGCTGAACGAGGACGGCACCTGGATCTACCGCCGCGCGGTTCGCAGGCTCGGCAAAGGTTCCGGCAAGTCGCCGTTCGCCGCGGTCATCGCCCTGGTCGAGCTGTGCGGGAATGTGCGGCTCAAAGACTTCGACCCCAAGGTTCAAGGTGGGTGTGTCGGTAAGCCGGTGGCTATGCCGCTGGTGCAGATCGCCGCCACCGCTGAGATACAGACCGAGAACACGATGCGGATGGTCCGGGCGTTCGCGCCCAAGGGGTCGCGCATCGTCGCCGACTTCGGGCTCGACCCCGGCGAGAAGCGTTACAACAAGGCCGGCGGCGGCAAGCTCCACGTCCTCACCTCGTCATCGAGCGCCGCTGAGGGTGGCGAGGCGACCTGCATTGTCGGTGACGAACCTGAGCACTGGCTACCAGGCAACGGTGGCCCGGAGTTCGCGGCGACACTGGCTGACAACCTGGCCAAGTCCGGGTCGCGGATGATTGAGACGTGCAACTCGTGGATGCCGGGTAAGGACTCGGTCGCTGAGGCGTCGTTCCTCGCATGGGTGTCCCAAGAAGAGGGTCACGCTCGCGGCTCGACGAAGATCCTGTATGACGCCCGGGTGGCCCCGCCGACCGCGGTCCTGACTGACTCCCCCGACAAGACCAAGGGTGAGACCGGTGTCACCGAGGCGCTGAAGTTCGTCTACGACGACTGCTGGTGGGCTGACCTCGAGGCCATCAGAGAACGCATCTGGGACCTGCAGGCATCGGCCGCTGACAGCCGGCGCAAGTACCTCAACCAGCCGACCGCTGACGAGGATGCGTGGATCGAGCCGCAGGACTGGGCCAAACTCGCCCGCCCTGACGAGGTCGTGGCAGCCAAAGAGGCCGTGTGCCTGTTCTTCGACGGGTCGAAGAGCCGCGACGCGACCGGGCTCATGGGGTGCCGGATGTCGGACGGCCACGTGTTCACGGTAGGTGTGTGGGAGCCGGACACGGCCCACAACGCCAACGACGTCGTGCCTGTTGAGGCTGTCGACTCCGCCGTGATCGGCGCGCACGAGAAGTACGAGGTTGTGGCGTTCTTCGCTGACGTGCAGGAGTGGCAGGGCTTCGTCAAGGTGACCTGGCCGGACCGCTACAAGGACCGCTACCTGATCATGGCGGCCCCGGCTGCGCGTGAGCCGATGTCGATCGCGTGGGACATGCGCTCGCGGGCGTATGAGTTCGCTGAGGCCACAGAGACGTGCCTTGAGGAGATCCTGCAGCAGGGCTTCACTCACGACGGAAACCCGGTCGTGGCTCGGCATGTGGGCAATGCCCGTTACCACGACTACAAGGGCCGCGGCAGCATCAGCAAGGAATCCAAAGACTCGCCCCGGAAGATCGACGCCGCGGTGTGTGTGGTCGGCGTCCGCATGGTTCGCCGCCTGGTGCTGGCGTCCAAGGAATGGCAGAAACGCAAGAAAGGCCCCGGCAAAGGTCGGGTGATCGTCCTCGACTAACCAAGTGGGAAGGGGCACAACCAGTGACCATGCCCACAGGTGTCACCGGCAGCCCCGTCGATATGAACCAGCCTGACCAGACCTACGGCGTCAAGGCTTACGGCCCGAGCGATGTCGTGTCGCTGAACTTGCAGATGATCCATCTGTCCGACGACGAGCAGGCCATGGTCACTCGACTGACGTCGCTGGTGGAGTCGAAGCGGTATGGCCTTGAGTTGCGGGACGCGTACTACCGCGGCACGGTCCACATTCAAGACCTTGGGATCTCGATCCCGCCGCAGATGCGCAACGTCCACACGACGACCGGTTGGCCGCGGGTTGCTGTCGATGCGCTGGACCGTCGCCTCAACGTAGATGGCTTCCGCTACCCCGACAGCAACGATGTCGACGCGGACCTGCAGGAGATCTGGCTTGAGAATGACCTCGACGCTGAGCACCCGCTGACTCACCTCGACTCGCTCGTCTTCGGCTGCGGTTATGTCGGTGTCGGCTCCCCGTCGTCTGGCCCGAACGTCATTGACACGCCTCCGCTCATCACGGTGGAGTCGCCGCTAGATATCGCTGTCGAATGGGACGCGCGCACCCGGACTATCCGCGCAGGGCTGCGGCTGTTCGGGTTTGAGGGGTCTCTTCAGGCGACGTTCTACCAGTACGGGTCGACCATCTCGCTGATCCAGTCGGCGGGCGGGTGGACTGTCACTGATCGTGATGACCACGGCCTGCAGCCCATGATCGTCCGTATCCCGAACCGTCCCCGGACCTACAACCGCGACGGTGCCTCGGAGATCACGCCAGAGATCATGTCAATAACTGACGCTGCGAGCCGGACCATGTTGGGGCTGGCTGTAGCTGGCGAGTTCTACTCGGCGCCGCAGCGGTACATCCTCGGTGCAGACGAGTCTGCATTCCAGGCGCCGGATGGGACCGCCAAGACGGGTTGGGAGACCTACCTGGGCCGCGTCCTGGCGCTGGAGCCCAATGGCGAGGGCATCGCCCCGACGGTGGGCCAGTTCACCGCCTATGACCCGAGCGTGTTTACGAAGGTCATCGACTCTTACGCGCAGCGCATGAGCGCGCTGACCGGCCTGCCGCCGTACATGCTCGGCTTCGCCACAGCCAACCCCACGAGCGCCGACGCGATCCGCGCCGGCGAGGGCGAGTTGATCCGGCGCGCTGACCACAAGACGGTCATGTTCGGTAAGGGCTGGCGCGACGTGATGAAGCTCGCGCTGCTGGTCCGTGACGGGAGTCTGCCGGACAACGCGGAGAAGATCACGACGGTCTGGTCATCGACCGCAACCCCGACCATCGCAGCCACGACTGACGCGATCTTCAAGCAGATCACGATGGGTTACCTGCCCGCCACGTCCGACGTGACGGGCGAGGCGCTCGGGTACACCGCGATCCAGCGCGAACGCATCGAGATCGACCGCGCCACCGATCAAGGCCAGTCGATGCTTCAGGAGATCGCGCACAGCCTCGCCGCGAAGGCGTTCCGTGCCGACAAGGCACTGACCGCCGATGCTGCTCAGGGTGCGGGCCAGCCAGATCCGAATGCGATGACGCCGAACGTGATGTCCGGTGTCCCAGCCATTAGTTGAGGCGCCGCCTCGGCCAGCTGAGACGCACCAGCTCGGTCAGGCCGCGCTCGTCTCGCTGATCCCGGCGCTGCTGCGGGAGGCGTGGCCGTTGCTGGACCTGCACAACCTCAGCGGCACCATGCCGCGGTTCACAGC